GTACAAGTGGATATGTTTGCTGCAATCGAAGAGACAAGGCAGACACATATTAATTGGGGTTCCCCAAGTCAAACTCTTAAATTATTTCAAATACTAGTACCTGAACTTGAGGATGTTAATGGTAAGAAGCTCAACAAGTACAGGTACAAACACAAATTGATCGATGAATACATTAAATACAAGGAGAGAACCAAGCTCGCCAATGCATACGGTAATAAGTTCTTCAACTACGTCAGCTGTGATGGACGAGTACATACAAATTTCTCACAGATTCTCGATACAGGAAGAGTTTCATCCTCTAAACCTAACATGCAACAGATTCCAAGCGATAACACCTTCAGAAACTGCTTTATTGCTCCACAGGGATGGGTCTTTGTCTCATCTGATTACTCTAGTCAGGAACTAAACGTTATTGCTTATGGGAGTCAAGACCCTGTTTGGTTGGAGGCGCTTGAAAAAGGTCTCGACCTCCATGGTGTATGTGCCGACCTTGTCTTCGAAGATAAGTGGAGAAATGCGGACGCTGATGAAAAGAAGAAGCTTCGTACGCAGATTAAAGCAATCAATTTCGGACTCGCCTACGGCATGGGACCGTTTAAACTTGCGGATACTCTACAGATATCTAAGCAAGAAGCAGAAGCGCTCATAGAGAAATACTTTACTGAGTTCCCTAACATCAGAGACTTCCTTACAAAGCTTGGGACATTTGGTACACGGAATGGGTATATACGTACATTTAAACCATTCAAACGCAGACGTTGGTTTGACACATGGTACCCAAAGATTTGGGATGATAGGTCAAAGCTTCAAGAGTTTGGGTCAATAGAACGTGCGTCAAAGAATACCCCAATCCAAGGATCAAGTGCAGATATGACCAAGCTAGCTCTTGTATACATTCATAAAGAGATACAGAGTAATTGGGAGGGAGATGTCAAGATTGTAATGACAGTGCATGATCAGATTGATACAATATGCAAAGAAGAAGTTGCATCAGAGTGGGCACGCAAGATGACCATGGAGATGGAGAGAGCAGCAAAGGTTATCATCCCAAATGGGTTGCTAAAGGCTGATACAAATATTTCAAAGACATGGGAGAAGTAAAGGTTGGGGATAAGACTATACGACAGCTTGAAGTCAAGCTATTCGTTACATCTATGCTATTACAAGAGCTACTTGATGAGACACAGGGTGAGACTAGGTTTAAGCATAAGCTTAAGCATCACATCAATGGGTTACAGCATGAGCTTGATAAAGTACTTAGTGTAGATATGAGAGATGATAGCTTAAGCACATTCATTACTGAAGCAGTTGGGGCTCTTGAACAGAGCATTGATGACTTACTCACAGAGTGAGTCAATTGCCTCTATAGTTTAACGGATAAAACTCCGCTCTTCTAAAGCGGTAATCTTGGTTCGATTCCAGGTAGGGGTACACGTTGAAAAACTATTAAACATGTCAAGTAAATGAAACAAAATACTTGACACCACATTAAACAAGCAAAAACATGAGAAAATGATTCAATAATGCATCATTACTCAAATGCGCCCTTAGCTCAGTTGGTTAGAGCAGGAGACTCATAATCTCTCGGTCGCAGGTTCAAGTCCTGCAGGGCGCACAATTACAAACCACGCAATGATTGATAACAAGTTTATGAGCCCGGTGATATATGCAGGAGTATCACCACAGGTTCAAAAGACTATTCGAAACAAGAACTGTTTCGATACCGGGGAATTGGATATTGTAGCACGTACAGTATGTACTCAATTCAACATTGAAGCTGATGAATTTCGTAGTCGTTTGAGAACTAGTGGGTTGTCAGATGCTAGGAAAGTATTCTACTACTTATGTAGGATAAAACTATTCACATATACATGCAGAGGGCTCGGCGAGTATATGGGAGGGAGGGATCATTCAACAGTAACTGTCGCAGTGCAGAGATGCGAAGAGTTAATAGATATAGATCCTGAATTTAAGGAGCTGTACAAACGATGCTGTGAAGTATCAAAACAACAACTACAACTAAACGGGTACTCTTACAAGGGTGCAAAACAAAAACTACATGGAACGACAAGCTATGGAGACTATCATGTCTCGTCTTTCTATAATAGAGAGAGAGCAACGAAGTATGCGTCGACAGTTGGTGAACTTAATTGTTAAATACAATGAACTAAGCTATGACAAAAACATGGACTACAACAATAGGCTCAGATATCGGGAGTCTAGAGCTGAGGATCAAGTATGATATTGAGTCTGGGGAAAGGGGTGATTACAACACCCCAAGCACACCAGCATACGTTAATATCACAGACTACGAGATTATACTCATAGATGAGCCGCCTCTGCATATTGTAGAGGAGCTTGAGCTGGAGATTGAAGAGTATGAATGCGATAAAGATTAAATCAAAAGAGCAGAGCAATGCACTCAACGCATGGCATAAGGCTGGATATTGCGGTAGCATTATCGCTGGTACTGGTTTTGGGAAAAGCAGGTGTGGTGTGTTGGGTGTTGCTCATGCTATTAAAAATGGGGGTAGAGCTCTTGTTCTTGTACCTACAACTCAACTGCAAGAGCAATTTGCAGAAGAGTTCAAGAAGTGGGGACACACAGCACTGCTCACAAGAGTAGAGATACTCTGCTATCAATCAGCACATAAGCTTGAGAACAATCACTACGAGATTGTGGTGTGCGATGAAGTTCATCTTGGGTTGTCACCTGTATACAGACAATTCTTCAAGAAGAATACGTACGACAAGTTGCTGTGTATGACTGCTACCCCACCAGAAGAAGAAGAATACAGAGATATACTAAAGGAGTTAGCCCCTACAGTATACACAATCACTATTGATCAGTGTGTACAGATGGGTCTTGTAGCCCCATACGATATCTATTGTATCCCTATCACGTTGACTGATGTAGAGCGACAAGCTTACAAGAAAGCAAACAATCTCTTTGTACAATGCAAGTACAAGCTCGGGGGTTATGATGCTTTTGCTGAAGCTAATCGCATACTACGTGGTGGACCAGGGGATAAAGGTGCAGCAGCTCAATTTTTCAATGCTATCAGACAGCGTAAAGCTGTCGTGCAACATGCAGAAAATAAGCTGCATGTATCTAAGCAGATAGCCGACCACCATGCTGGTGAAAAGATTCTAACCTTCTCAGGTACGAATGAATTCACTAACGCCATGGGAGCAGAATTGAATGGGTTGGTGTATCACTCTGGGAAGTCACAGAAACAACGTGAGAAGATTCTACAAGAGTTCAAGGACTCTGAAGGATCTGTATTATGCAGTACAAAGGCTCTTAATCAAGGGTTCGATGTACCAGATGTGGGTATTGGGATTATAGCTGGGTTGGAGAGCAAGTCCTTACCTATGATCCAACGTGTTGGGAGATTAATTCGCTTCAAAGAAAACAAAAGAGGTCGTGTTTATATACTGTACGTACAAGACTCTCAAGAAGAGAAGTGGATGGATCAAGCAACAAAATCACTCAACAATGTTCAACGAGATATAGATCTCACACAAATTCTTAAATCAAATGTCTGACAAACTATTCAGTACTAAAACAATCCCATCCTTTAAGTTCAAGGATGTAAATCGTTATAAGTTCTACCCCAAGAACATAGAAAAGATTAGGCAGTCTATGCGTCGTATTGGGAGGAATGTAACCCCAGTAATTGTATCATCAGACAATTACATCATTGATGGTCAGCACAGGGTTAAAGCCTTTAACATGGAGGTTGAGAATGGGTCTAACGTTACTCTGTACTACATCAAGCTTAAGACTAAGTGGGATGAATCAGAATCAGAGTTTCGTGACATCCTAAAGACTGTCAACAGTGAGAGTGTACAGTGGAGAATATTAGACTGGATTAACTTCTATGCACAAGGAGGAAATCAAAACTATATTGATCTACTAAATATGTGGGAGAATGATTACAGCAATTTTAATATGACATCTCTCGCACAACTTACACACTCAGCATACTTGGGTGGGAATGTAACACGATTGATTCAAGACGGTAAATATGAGTACTCACTCGATGTAAGTACACAGTATTTGCTTGATCAGATTTCAGATCTTATTGATAGAAAGTCATTCTTTGCTCAGCGTGGGTTCATTGCTGCAGTCCTTGCTATGCGTACAAATCCAACATTTGATGCTAAGAGACTATTCAAAAAGATCAGATCTCAGATTGCTACAATCATTCCTCAATCAGGTCAAGGCCCATGGGAAGCGTATCTATGTGAAATCTATAACAAGAATCATAGAGGTACACGCCTAAAACCAAGGACAAAGGCTTACTGATATAACAGCATTAGTTATGGTGATAGAGATTAACACAGATGTTCTAAAAAAGTTTGGAATAAGTGCTGACGATTTTGTATATTTGTATCTCTTGCATGCCACAAGCTATGATTTAGTATCAGAGTTAGAACTAAACCCAAACACTGAGACCCTGCAAACCAAGGGCCTAATTAAGTTGGGGGAGGAGCTGCAAGACCACACTGTTAGACAAGCATTCTTGGATTTGTTTCAAGATTCATTTGACAGAATGTGGTCTGAGCTTCTCTCCCACTTTCCTCTCAGAGTTTATAATCAAGGGAATGTCCGAGTACTACGTGCTAAGGATGCTCTTGCTAAAAACAATGAGAAAGCTATGCGCAAGTACTACAAGGTTGTTGGGACTGATGTGACAAAGCATAACCGTATCGTTCAATGTTTGAAGAATGAACTGGATTTGCGTAAGTCAACTAACACACTTGGGTACATGCAGATGCTCAACACTTGGGTGAACAATCATACGTGGGATCAATACGAAGATATCTCAGATGAGTCAACAAGCACGACAGGAAGAATCACCCGCAAACTTTGATCTCACTGGGATTAGAGAGCTAAGACATATATCTCAGGATGTGAACAAGGCTATTGCCGAAGTCAAGAATGGGATGTATGGGAACAGACTTGTTTACCCTACAAAATGGGGTAGGTTAAACAAGAATCTGATGGGGGGTTTACAACCCGGTAAGATGTATGTCATTGCAGGTCGTCCTGGGGTGGGGAAGTCAGCTTTCTCTAACCAGTTGATCTTTGATGTGCTAGAACGTAATAGCAGTAAGAATATCATTGTACTCTACTGGAGCTTCGAGATGCCAGGGTATCAGCAGATACTACGTGCAGGTTCGAAGGATACTAAGATGCAAACATTTGAGCTGCTATCTGTTGAATCCCCTCTTGCAAAAGAGAAGTTCGACATCTATGCAACCATGGTACAGAAGTACAAGAAATACCCTATCTTCTTCTGCTCTATACCTCAGGATATGGAGAGAGTCAAGAAGATTAATGAAGATGTATTCATAAGGTATCCCGGTACTACAGTTATCAATCTGATTGACCACTCTCGCCTTGTTAGGTCTAAGGCTGAGACAGAATTGCTGAAGCTTAATGAGCTGTCTAAAGCATGCATGTGGTTACAAGCACGTATGACGTGTATCACGATATTGCTGTCACAGCTAAATCGTAACATCGAGCAAGAGTTTCGTGCTAAGCAACAGTATCAACCATTGCTTACTGACTTGTTCGGGGGTGATTCTATAGGTCAAGATGCGCATGTAGTTATGATGCTACAGCGTCCTTACGATCTGTATGGTATTACTGACAGCTATTGTGGGGAGGAACCAGAAGGTCTCTTGGCTGTACACATCGAGAAGAACAGAGATGGGCTACTCGGTATGATCCCATTTGAAACTGATCTATCAACATTTACAATCAATGAGCGAACTGACACTTCCAAAAAAGGTGGTTAAAGCTGCCCGCAAATCACCTAAGAATATGATTATCTATGGTCCACCTAAGATTGGGAAGACCACAGCCCTCTCACAGCTTGAGAACTGTCTCATCATTGACCTTGAGGACGGGTCAGACATGGTGGATGCACTCAAGATCAAAGCAGATTCACTCGCTGATCTCGCTAAGATTGGGAAGGCTATCATCAGCGAAGGGAAACCTTACAAGTACATTGCTATCGACACAATCACACAGCTCGAGGTGTGGTGTGAAGAGGAAGCAAAGAAGTTGTATCAGCAAACACCCATGGGTAAGAACTTTGATCCTGATAACAGAGGATTGTCTGTTCTTACTCTGCCCCAGGGTGCAGGCTATCTATACTTACGTAAGAGTTTCATGAAATGGTTCTTCAATCTGTCTAAGCTTGCAGACCATGTAATCTTTGTTGGTCACTTGAAAGACAAGTATCTGACAAAGAACGGTAAAGAGGTCAAAGCGAATGACTTATCACTGTCCGGTAAGCTTCGTGAGATTGCATGCGCAAATGCTGATGCAATTGGGTATGTATACCGTGGTGAAGAAACCACAAAGATATCGTTTGATTCTACAAACGATGACACAGCAGGCTCCCGCTGTGAGCATCTACGAGGACTAGATGCTGAACTTGATTGGGGTAAGATTTTTATTGATTAAAACGATTTACAATGTCTATTGACGCAAGAGTAGATGTCACACCAGATGTGACGCAGGAGGAGACACCTCAAACTTTAACTGTTTCTCAGCTCATATCACACATCAAAGAAGATGGTATGAGTCGTGAGGATATTCGTAAGAAGTACGGTATGACTATCGCTGAAGCTAAAGCGATCTTCTCTCACCCAAAGCTTAAGGGTATTCGTATCAAGAAACAAAAGGTTCAACGCATTCAACTTGTTGATGACACTGAACCAAAGCAGATTACACTCGAGCAAGGTATTGCTCAAAGCATGCAGTCTGTGATCAGCACTGTACAATATTCACCCTCAGACAACACAGACGAAAACGAGTACTAATGGCTATTCAATCTAATTCCTCAGAAGTAGAAGTAACAGGGGGTGGGATACCCCTATTCACAGGTATCGCACCTGTACGTGTAGTTGCTGTCAACCCTAACCTAGGTGAGCTTGCATCTATCGGGGTTAATATGAAGACAGAGCCCAGCTATGAGATTGAGATGGGGGACAAGACAGGTAAGCTTTCATTCTGGTTGCATAATGATGAGCACAACTTTACAACTCGTCTTGAGATTCTTGTCGGTAATCAGCACAGAAAGGAATCAAGTACAGGGAAGCATCAGGTAACTAACAAGTATGGTCAAGTTACTTGGGCTGCCTCTCCTGATTCTACCCCTGACTGGTTTAAGTCAGAAGGTGTTCGTCGTATGTATCCCGGTGAAGAGATCCTGATCAACTTTGTCAAGGCATGGGCTAATATCCCTAATGATGGGGAGTGCTCATTCGAGTCAATTGATAGTATCATGAAGGGGAATGTCAGTGAGTTGAGGTTACTTGTGACTGCACTTAAAGACAACAAACTTCGTGTACTTCTCGGTGTAAAGGATGGTAAGTATCAGCAGGTTTACAATCGTGTGTTTGGGAGACTCAAACCAAAGCGTGATGATATCTTCGTTCGTGCACTGAATGATGAGTATGGTAGCTTTAATGCTGAGTACAATGCAGATCTTAAGTTGCAAACTTATACCCCAGAGGTAGTTACCCCGTCTGAGTCAGAACCAGCGACTGAGACAGCTGACGATCTTTGGAGTTGATATTGATGGGCCGGGTCTATATTTGTAGGCTCGGCCCTATTTATCATGATACAAGCAAGACGAAGCAATGAGATTCTAGATAAAGATACAGTACTATCAAAGGTATCTGAGTATCAGATA